CAGGCGCGGGGCGACGTGGGCCTGGATCACCTCGTCGCGGACGAGCCACATCCCCCAGTGGTTCGCGTCGCCCATGCCCTGCAGGAGTTCTGGCGGCGCGTCCAGGGCGAGGCCCAGACGGCGGAGGGACTGGTCGATCTGGGCCGGGACGTTCTTGTCGAAGGGGGTCGAGAACGAGTCGAACCGGATCTTCGCGATGCTCTCGTCGGGCGCGCCCATCAGGAGCGGCACGACCGAGGACGCGTTGCTCCGGTCCTCCATCGGCAGGAGCATGGCGTTCATGAGCGCGTTCAGGACCGGGTTCTCGGCGAAGGACTGCGTCGCCACGGCCTCAGGGACGGTGGCGCTGTTCAGGATCGAGTTCGGCAGCCAGTACACGCCCGCCCCGGCGAGCCGGGAGTCGACGTTGGCGCTGATGCTCTGCGTCAGGCCGACCAACTCCCGAAGGATCGGAAGGGCGCTCAGCACGGGGCTGTCGGCCTCCTCCCAGACGGCGGGGTGCGGGTCCCAGACCCGGACGAGGTAGATGTCGTCCCGCTTGTACTTCTCGCCCCGGATCTCGACCAGCCGCGCGCCGCGAGACTCCTTGACCTCCAAGGTCGAGAGCACGAGCCAGTCGACGTCCGTTGTGTCCGTTGGGTCTTCGGCGTCGCCGCCCGGCTCTTCCGGCAGGCCAGCGAGCCAGCAGTCGCCAGCGATGAAGAGGTTCAAGCCCATTCGCTCGACCATCTGCGGCGTGATCAGCGCCAGGATCGGGTCCTCGTCCTCAGAGTCGTCGACCCTGACGCCGTCCTGCTCGACGTACAGCGTCGCCTGCCCCATCCTGGAGGCGATCGCGTTTGAGACGTACCGGAGTTCGCCGACCTGGCGGTACATCTCCCACGCCTCCGGGGCGAGGTCGATCGCGGCCTGCTGCTTTGGCTTCTTGCGCTTGATCTTTCGCCCGCCCGACGCGCCCTGGTCGGCCACGACCGTGGCAGCAGCCGTCACGCTCGTCGGCCCGTTGTAGGCCCACGCGTCCGGGTCGCCCCCGACGACGATGACCGGCGTGCCCGCCCCGCGCCCCCGCAGGCGGTCGAACCACGAGTCGCCCGCCACGTCAGCCCACCCTCTCCGGCTCGTGCCACGTCCCCGGCTCGCGCTCGTCGTCCCGGTCGACGGGCTCGCTGCGCCTGACGTTCTGGTCGAAGAAGAGCCCGGACGGGTTGAGGACGGCAAGCGAGACAAGGTTGCCCGTCAGGACCTCCGTCACCACGGCGGCACGGCAGAGGCTGGGGTACTTGCCGTCTGCCGAGCCCCGGCTGACGTAGTGGACGGTGCGGCCTACGCTGGGCTCCATGAAGCCCATTCTACCCCGGCGTCACGCGCGTCGTCGCAGGCCAGGAGCGCCCGCACGGCGGAAGCCCCGGTTGATCGTCGCCTGCGGCACCAGCGTGACGACGCTGCCGAGCGACCGGAGGCGCGTCAGGGCCTGCGTCATCGCGTCGACCTGGTCGTCGTGCGCCCCGTTCGGGAACTGCGTTGCCTCGCCGACGAAGTCGAGCAGCCAGTCGGCGTGGGCCGGGAGGTAGACGTTCCCAGCCTCGATCTCTGGCGTGACCGCTCGCGCCCTCGCTTCCTTGCTGTCGGTCGGGCTGACGGCGATCATCCCCGGCACCCGCGTCTTCAGCACGTCGAGCACGGCCGTGCCGTTGGCCTTGTCCTCGACGATGTGCTCGTAGACTCCTTGCGGCGCAACGAAAACGGAGGACTCGATGAACTGCTCGACGGTCGGCAGCGTCTCGGTGAAGGTCAGCCGGGCTCGAACCTGCTTGAGCAGGTAGCGGTCTGCGCCGACCGTGCCCCACAACTGCCCGACGACGTAGTCGCTCGTGTCGGTGCCCTTGAACGCGGTGTCCCAGGAGGTGATCAGCCGGTCGAACGACGTTGGGAGGCTTGACGGCTCCCAGAACTGCCACCAGTCGCTCTTGAAGATCGCGCCCGTGGCCGGGGACGGGTGCTGCTGGAAGAGCGCCGCCCACGCGTACGACCCGACCGCCTGCTTGATGTCGGCCCAGCGGACGAGCGCCTGCTCCGGGGTCTCTTGCGGCAGAAGGGGGCTCAGCAGCGGCTCACCCTCCTTGCGCCCCAACAGGTCTCCGTCCTCAGCAAGCGCCGGAAGGGAGATCACCTCCCACTGCGCCGGGTCGCCGTCGTACTCGGTGCTCTGCAGCCGCCCGATGACGTCGTCCTCGTGCCAGCGCGTGCCGAGCACGATCACCAGGCTCGGCGGGTGCAGGCGGGTGCGGCTGTTGGCCTGCCACCAGTCCCAGACGAACTCCCGGCTCCGCCTGCTGTGCGCGTCGGCGAAGTCCTTGACGACGTCGTCCAGGATCATCACCTTCGCGCCGCGCCCGGTGATGCTCTGCCGGATCGACTTTGAGATGACCGTGCCCTGCTCCGTGGTCTCCCAGTCCGTGGCCGCGCCCGCGTCGCTCGCGACCGAGAGGCCCAACTCCGGGTGGTCCTCGACCAGGCGGCGGACCTGACGGCCCCAGCCAGCGGCGAGGTCCGGGCTGTGGCTGAGCAGCATGATCGGCCAGTCAGGGTGCCTGTGCAGCAACCACGCTGGCGTCTGGACGCTGACGGTGAGGCTCTTGCCGAGCCGGGGCGGCATCGACACAAGCAGGTAGCGGCTCTGCCCGCCCTCAACGTCCTTGACCGCCTTCACGATTCGGCTGCTCAGGTAGTCCAGGTGTGGGCGGCGGACGTAGCCGCTGTCCAGGTGCGCCCCGAGTTCGGCCGGGCTGCTCCACTCCTGGCGGTCGCCGATCAACTCGGTCAGCCGTGCCTCCAGGTGGTCGATCCAACTGCCTTCGAGGTACTGGAGGTTCGCGGCGGCGGCGTTGTCCTTCACCGTGAGCCTCCTTGCAGGCCAAGCAGTTTCGCGTGCCGGTCGAGCAGGCGGGCGGCCAGCCGGACGGCTCGCGGGTCACCGGCCAGCACGAACGGCCAGACCCAGTTCTCGGCGGTCCTTACTGCCTGGAGTTCGGCCTCGCGCGGCGTCACAGCAGGGCCATGTCGTCCTCGTCGAGCACCACTTCGGCGTCGACGGTGTCAGTCTCGTTGGCGGGCAACGGTGCTGACGGCAGAGCGCGGATCTTGTTCAGGAAGAACGCGATTCCCTCCCGCTGCGTCGCGGCCGGAAGCCCGATGTGCGCCAACATCTCTCCGAGCGCGACGGTCATCATCTCGACCTTCCAGGACTCGATTTCGACCAGCCGCCCAGCGGCGACGTCGGCGAAGTCGAGACCGAGCAGCCGGGAGCGGCGCTCCAGGACCTTGATCGCGACCTCGACGGCCCGCGCGTCGCCGTTGAGGGCCTTCGTCCAGATCCCCTCTTGGAGGGCGTCGAGCCGAGCCTCCTCTAGCCGCAACGCTTCTGCACGCCGGAACTCGGCGTTGTCGTCGCGGTTGATGGCCCGCTTGAAGACCTGGTGGCTGTTCTGGATCCCGATCTCACGGTTGATGGCGTAGAACGACTTTCCTGTCGTCCGCAGTTCGAGCACCCGCCGTTCGAGCGCGAACATCGCCTCTACCTGGGCGGGGCTCATCGTCCGCTTCGGCGTCCTCGTCGCAGCCACGTTGTCTCCCTTCACCGTTCGAGGCTCGAACCTCGATGTCTCCGTTGGCCCTTCGCGCCCGCGCACACGACCCGCCACGGGCAGCGCCGGGAGTCCACGGTCCCAGTCTACCATGAAGCGACGAGAGTTGACGGTTCCCCGCTCTGGACCAGACAGCACGACGCGGTCACCCGGAGACCGGGCGACCGCGTTCGGGGCAGAGCGGGGCGTCTAGGCCCAGACGTCGCCCCACCTGCGCTGTGGGCACGACCCCCGGTGGGGCTTCAGCGGCCTCACCCCACAGCCGGGGCACCGCTGGCCGGGCCAGCCGCGCAGGAGCCCGACCCTGACGACAGCCCAGAGCGTCCTCACGGCCGGGTCCTGTTCCGGCACAGCAGGCACACCTCGACGCCGTGGTTGAGCGGCAGCCCGCAGCCGGGGCACGAGTGCAGGTCGAGGTTGCAGCGCTGGCAGCACCGGAAGCAGCCGTGCGGCAGCCCGCCCGGCTCAGCCTCGGGGCAGGGCTGCCCGCTCACAGCAGGCTCGCGTCCCAGCAGGCGGCGTGCCACGGACGCCAGACGCCCGACACCGTGACGCGCTGCTCCCCCGGCCCCGGCACCTCGCCACAGCCGGGGCAGGGCTCGACGCCCCACCCCTCGCCCGTGTAGGCCAGCACCCGCCCGGCCTCGGGACGGGCCACGGGCGTCGGGGACGCGCCCTGCCGTCGTGGCCCGCTCACGGCAGGACCTCCACGCGGCCGGGCAGGACGCGGGTCGTCGTCCCGTCCTCCCAGCGGACACGGAGCCCCGGCCGCGCGTCGTGGGCGACCACCTCGCCCCGCAGGCCGGTGCCGTGCGTCCTGACGCGCGCCCCGACCGAGGGCAGGCCAGACGCGCCGCTCTCTGCCACGTAGGCCCCCAGCGGTGCCCCGGTGTCAGGGTCGTCCAGGCGGGCGTAGAGCGTGCCAAGAAACTCCGCTCTCGGGGGCAGCGCGGTCAAGTCGACCGTCTTCCCGTCGAGCGGGCCACCGTAGAACCGCGTGGCGTAGACGGTCCTGACCTCGACCCGGCCCCCGTCAGCCGGGCCAACAGAAGCGCGGTACGCCTCCAGGAGCGCCCGCGCCTCGCCCGGAGTCGACGGGTGGAACTCGACCGCCATCGCGCCACGGTGGCTCACCGCGCGGTGCGTCTCGCCCAGCCAGCGGACGAAGTCCTCGGCGCTCCCGCTCGGGCCGTCGGCCTCGACGGGCCACCTGACGTACTTGTCGTCGCCGTGCCCGGTGCCCTCGTAGGCGTACCTGTGCCAAGCGCCGCCGTGCCCGGCTGGCAGGGTACAGGCCCACCCTGCCTCGCTGACGTCCCCGCAGGCGCTCACAGTTCGCACGCGGCGACCGCGTCCGAGAGCGAGCCCTCGGCCTCCTCAACCCACTCGTCGCTCGGGCCGTCGAAGTGGCCCTCGCCGGAGCAGTTCATGCAGGTGTCCTCGACGTACTCGTCCTCGCTGCTCTCGGGGTCGCTCGGGTCGTAGTCCGGGTTGTCGACCTGGACCTCGCCCGTGCCGTCGCAGTCCTCGCACTGCTCGGCGAAGTCGACGCTCGGCTCGCTCGCGTTCTCGACCTCGCTCAGCCACGCCTCAGCGGCCTCAAGGAACTCCTGCGCCTGAGAGCCGTCCTGCAACTGCTCCGGCATGTTCTCCAGCGCCTCCTGCCGTTCCTCGACGAACCCCTGCACCATCTCCACGAGGTCGTCCCGCAGGGCGTCGAAGTCGTCCTCCTCGGTGAACTCGGCCCCGTCGATCGCGGCCTGCATGTCGGCTTGCAGCCGGGCTGCCTGCGCGCTCACGGACGACGAGTACTCCCAGAGTTGCCAGTCCGGGTGCGCCTCGTGGCGGCTGATCTGCTTGAAGCGAAGCGCCTTGAACTTGTACGCCGTGCCGGGCAGGATCTCGCCGCCGTCGATGTCGCACGAGGGAAAGTCGCACCTGAGGTTCGGCTTCGGCCGGTCCAGGTCGCGCTCGGTGACCGAGTGGTAGACCTCGCGACCGCGCTTGTCGGTCTTCGGGCTGCCGTCCTTGTTGGTGACCAGCGTGCGCTTCGGCGTCCCGTCCTCGTTCAGGACGGGCTTGGTGTGGTACAACTTCCTCGCGTGCTTGACGTGCGTGGTGCGTGCCATGTCGGTTTCCTCTCTCAGTTCTCGGTGTTGAAGGTGTGGCGGCAGCCCGCGCACAGCGGGCGGAACTTGGCGTCCTGGCCGCGCTCGGCAGCGGTGAACTTGGCCATCGGCACGGCGTCGAGCCCGCACCGGGTCAGACGCTGGTTGTCGGCGCTCAGGACGTGCTCGACCCGGCCACGGTGCGAGCGAGCGAAGGTGGTGCGTGCCATGTCGGTTTCCTCTCAGTGCTTGGCGTCGAACGACGCCTGGATCTTGGCGGCGAGGTCGCTGAGCCGCGTCCGGTCGCTCGGGAGCAGGTAGCGCCCGGTCTCCAGCAGCGCCACGAGGGACAGCGCGGTGCTGTAGTCGACCACGAGCGCGACGCTGCGCCCGTGGTGCCCGAGGACGTCGGCCAGCGGGCTGGCGTGGACGGTGTGGACGTCCTCCGCGCCCGCCGCGTAGGTGGCGGTCAGTGTGCTCGTGCTCATGTCGGTTTCCTCTCGTGCTCGCGACCGGGCTCTCCGGTGGCGACAAGGACAGTATACCCCGTTCTCCTGTAGAATGCAAGTCTCGGCGCGCCGCGTCCGAAACCTGGCAGGCTGTCTGGTTTTGGCCAAAGGTGGAAGTGGGACTTCCGGGAAGGGAAACCCCCTTGTCCTACCCCCTGACCTACCATGTACATCAATAAAAAGTAACTCACACCCCACAGGTAGGGGGTTTGCCTTCCCGTTCCTTCCACTTCCACCCAACCGCCCTGGCCCACTGAGCACGGACGGGTGGAAGTAGGGTAGCAACTGGGGTCGCGCCCCGCCCACAGCACCCCGGACGCCCCGGTGGAAGGAGGGTAGCAACTCCCCCCGCCCGCAGGTGGAAGGAGGGACGCAACCCCCGTCACAGCAGGTCGCTGTCGACGGTCACGACGCGCCATAGTTTCGTCTTCTTGACCTCCCCGGCAGGCCGGACGGCCCACCCGTCGTCCGTCCAGCGCCCGGACCTGTTCCGCACCCACGACCCCAACGACCGCCCCGCCGCGATCGGGTCGCGCCCTAGTTTCAGGACCACGTCGCCCGGCAGTTCCTCGGGCTCGATGTCCCCGAACTCGACCTTCGCGAAGACGTCCTTGACGAGCCACGGCTCCCCGTCGAACTCCCTTCGCACGGCACCGAGGAACGTCCCCCACTCGTCCTCGTCCTCCAGGCCGGTCTTCTTCTCGCTCTCCTCGTGGTTGAACGTCCCCGCCACCCCGGCGTGCGCCAGGATCGAGCCGACCGTCTGCTGCCACTCCCCGTAGGAGTCCGTCCGCGCCAGCGGGATCACCGGCCGACCGGCGTCGACCCAGTCCTCGATCATGCCCAGCAGGGCACCCAGCACCGCGCCCCGGTTGTCCACGACCCAGTCGACCAGCCTGTCGTGCTTGAACCCCTTCCGTCTCTCCGGGTGCGGCACGCCGGGGTCGATGGAGACCCACACGGTTCGGCGCTTCAGGTCCCCGCCCATCTGGAGGTTGTTGCCCGTGATCGTCCACAGGCGGTCGTTCGGCCACTCGCGGTCCTGCGAGATGCCGAGCAGCCTGTCGTGCCACGTCTTCTGCGTCAGGAGGGCCTCCAGGATGGGCGACTTCAGCGTGCCGGTCATGTTGTCGAACGTGACGACGGGCGCGCTGGTCGTGTCCATGATGGAGGTGATCTGCTTTCGCAACTCCGCCGCGTCCCGGACCATCTCCGCCCTGAACACCCCGCCGTGCAGCATCCGCAGGACGTCGGTCAGCAGCGTCTTGCCGGACCCCGGCTGCGGGGCGGTGAAGGCAAACAGCGGGTACGGGTGCGGGCAGAGCCGCCGCAGCAGCGGCGTCAGGAGCGCGCCGAGGTAGTTCGCCTTGTGGTGTGGTGTCTCCCATGGAAAGCCGCCGAGGATCTCCTCTTCCAGGAACGCCAGCCCGCCGTGCTCGTCCGGGACCACGAGCCCACGGTCGGGGAGGTACAGCGTCCGGGACTCGGTGTCGTAGCCCG